AAATCACTGGATACTGGCGTATTCGAGGCGAAATCACTGACGCCGCCGACTACGTGAAAAAACCCCGGAGCCGAGGTACGAGGCGACTTCCTTCTTTGTTCGGAGATCGTACTCAGGATTCAACTTACTTGCATCGGCCTACCATGACCATTTTAGACCCCCCTACCCCCGATCCCTTCGAGTCTGACCCGGAGGTATGGGTCCATATTTTCTCTCCACAAAATCTGAGTCTAAAAAGGTGATGTCATGGTGTTGATTCGTTCTGCGACTGTTGCTGATGTTTCGTACATAGTGTCTTTGCATAAGAGGTTGGGTGAGTATTTGGGCTTGGTCCCAATGGGGACGTATGAGAGTCGTTTGCATCATTTGAAGATAGCGGAGGAGAATGGTGATCCGATTGGTTTTGGTTATGCGGGTGAGCGTTCAGGGATATTGACGTTGCACCAGGTGGGTGTTCAGGACGATGCGCGTCGTTTGTCTGTGGGTAGTGCGTTGGTGGATTCGTTTATAGGTGGATCTGTCGCTTCTTTGGCTCGTTGTCGTGTTCGTGACACGATTCCTGACCGGGATTTTTGGCCGGCTATTGGTTTTGTGGAGTCGAATCGTGTTGAGGCCGGGAAAAAGCGTGGTAAGGAGCTGATTGTGTATCGTCGAGATTTGCAGCCGACATTGTTTGAATAAGGAGTCGAAATGATTGTGCGATCGGCAAAAGGTGATGCCAAAAGGTTGTCTAGGAGCGATGTAATCGTAGAACCCACGTCTCATCTGGTGTGTTGCCCTAAATGTTCGGGTGTTTTGGTTGGTGGTGGAGATATTCGTTTAGAGGACCTGCTTTGGTGTGTTCACTGTGGCTGGCGTCCTCTTGCTCGGGTCTCATTATCCGAGCCTGTATGATGTGTTCTTACTTGTTAGCCCTGGAGGTTATAAATGTCGTTAAATTCGGATCGTCCTAATCGTTGTTCCTGTCCTGAGTGTCCTTGTAAGTTCAATGTGAAGGGCCAGGACGGTTCTCTTGTTTGTAAGTGGTGTTCTGGCGGGGATCATCGTTCAGATGACTAGTCCAGGTGTACCAAGTGGCGGTGATTGGGAATATGGCTGCATGGCGTTGCTTGGCGAGCTTACTCCTGACGTTGAGCCGGTCGTTTGTGGCGACGAAGTCGGTGCTTTTCATGGAATAACGATGGGTAAATCGCTTTCGTTCCGTATAGGTATCATGCTTTGCAAGCCTCACGCCGACGAGATCATGGCTGCCCAACTAATCGACTCGACAAAGCCATCTGGAGTGTGAAAATTGGTACTCAAACCCCTTCAATTTGACGGAGAACGGTTACATCCACCTGGAGCAGACGCTAGATGGGTGCAATGCGACAACTGCGACGACAAGTGGTGTTCCGTTCACTGGTTACACGCCTTTGAATGCCCTTGTCCTGGTTTAGAAAACCAGCAGTACCCCGAAGATGGTTCTAAGGGATACAACCCGTATGACGAGATTGGACCGATTGACCGGCCCGAAGATCAGCCGGTTCGAGATAGTACGTGGTAATCTGACGACGTAGCGGGTTAGAGTCCCGTACCCGCTACTATTTTGCGCCGACGTCTTGTGTGCAACCTCCAGGCTTCCGTATGGGGCGTCGGCCACCATTTGAAAGGCCATCATGGCAAAAAAATCCGAACTAGAAGCAGAGATCGTGGATCTCAAAGCGAAGATCGAACAGTTAACGCATGGCGACTGGAACAACTGTAGTGGCCCTACCTGCACTACGATCCGTGAGACTCAGGGCTCGCATACGGAAGTAATTACAGTCGACGATTTGCTAGCCGCTGCTGCGAACAAGTAGTCTTCCTAAATGACTACCGAAGCCCAATTCACTAAAAAAGAGATCGAACGAGAACTGGCTGCTCGTTCATTTAAGGACTTCGTAAGCAGACAAATCGATCGAGATGACGGACAACTACCGTCATCGATCGTCAAGATAACCGAGCCGCCCGACGCATTTGGGTCGGGCGGAGGCGTCATCGACTTCGAGATGTGGCCGAATCTCGCTGAAATGATCGATTTGCTAGGCCAACACCGCCTTCTCAACGTAATGAAGGCTCGCCAGGTCGGTCTTTCCTGGCTTATCGCTGCATACGCTCTCTGGTTTGCCATGTACCACGAGGGAGCCGTAGTGCTGATTTTCTCGCAAGGACAAGGTGAAGCGACTGCTTTACTCGGGAAAATCCATAAAATTTGGGACAATTTGCCGGAATGGCTTCAAGAATCGATCGGACTCGACAACTCGACTACGATCGAATTCCCAGGTATGAAGGCGAAGATAAGCGCCCTGCCCTCAACCGAAAAGGCTGGACGATCGGAAACCGCTGCACTGGTCATTCAGGACGAGGCTGACTTCCATGAAAACATCGATGCCAACTTCGCAGCTGTAAAGCCGACCATCGATAGTGGAGATGGTCAGCTAATCCAAATATCAACCGTCAACAAAAAGAAAATGTTGTCGTTGTTCAAAGAGACTTTCCGAAATGCTCGCAAGGTTTGGGAGATCGGCGACGAAAACGCCATGCGTCGCAAGACTAATGGCTTTGTTGCTACGTTTTACTCTTGGAAAGTTCGACCATCTCGAGACCAGGACTGGTACGACCAAGTCAAATCCGAAGCACCTGACACAGCGGAAATGTCTGCCGACCTTTATATGGAGCAGGAATACCCGAATTCCGTGGAAGAAGCACTTTCACCATCCAGGGTCATGGCAGCATTTGATCCCGATATTCTTCGATCAATGCTCGATTCTTCTCGAGAACCTATTGAAACTGACGAGAACGGTGCTATCAGGATCTTCCAGCTTCCAGAAGTCGGCCATACCTACACAGCTGGATCAGATACCGCTCATGGTACTGGTGGCGACAGGGCTGTTACTGCTGTTGTTGATATACAGACCGGCGTTGTCGTAGCTGATGTTGTGGGAAATTTACTATCTCCAGAAGAATTTGCAAGAATGTCGGTAAACTTACTCAAGCGTTATTGGGACCCTGTTTGGGGTATAGAAGATAACGATTGGGGCATATTGACGATTCGTAAAGCCGAAGAACTTGGATACACGAACCTTTCAGAGCGTCAGACGCCTAGTGGGCAAGACTCAGGAATCCACGGGTGGCATACTGACGAACGCACTCGGAATCTCCTGTACGGTGAATTGATCGAAGCAGTCAAGCAACACCTCGTTATATTATTTTCTAAGGATGGAATCGGAGATTTCATGTCTGTAATCCGTAATCCTGATAAAAACGGTCGAATCGAAGCCATCGAAGGTGGCAACGACGACTATCCGATCGCAGTAGGCATTGCATGGCAACTCCGTAAAGACGCATCGGCATACTCAGAAGTCACAGAGGTTCACAAACTTGGCTAAAAAAACTGGCTACACAGCAAAACCTAAGACAAAAGCAAAGTCGAATAAAGACAAAGCAGCCCAAACTCGCGCCGAGGAAGCCGGCGAAGATGCTGAAAAGCACGTAGAACCAGGTCTCTGGGATAAGCCCGAAGACATCATGCTCGCCATCAAGGCCAAGCAATCTGAAATGGAAGCACTCCGGACTAGGATGGACGAGGATTTTGACGTATATCGTCAAGAAGAATATGACGCAAAGGCTGGATACGAGTCCTACACGTCAACAGCCCCCAAGAACTATTTCGATAAGATCCTTCACGGGATCAACCAGGCGAATCTAACGATCAATATCAAGACGAAAGAAGACTCTGATCGATCCGAAAGAGATTCCGCAAACTCGGCTGAATTGTACTTAATTGGAGCCCTCAACGACATAGATCGCGTAAATCGCAAGAGGAGAGTAAAAGCCCTACGACGCGCCCTCGGGTTTATGGCTTGCTTACGTGGGTGGGTCGCACTCCGCTGCTTGGTTTACGTTCCAAAAGGCGAGAAACAAACAATTTTCGAGGTTTCTGTTTGGGACATGATGCACGTTACCTGGGAAGACGGCCCAAAAGGTCCTCTCTGGGTTGCGTATCAGCGAAAAGCTACTAGGGCGCAGATCCATGCTGAATACGGCGTCGTGATCGGTAAAGCTGATGCAATGATTACCGACTTCTGGAGTGAAGAAAAGAACTGTGTAATTCTCGATTCAGGCGAGTTCTTGAAAGATCCTGTCGACCACGGAATCGGTCACGTACCTGCATGGATCGGTAACGTCGGCGATATGCCTGACATTCAGACCAAAGACTTCGACGGTGCTGGATCGCAATCGATCAATACGCTCGAATTTCAAGGTGAGTCCGTATGGACAACTCCAAAGGGAATCATCGAGCCTCGTAATAGGTATATCTCTCAGCTAATGGATACCGCTAAACGGGCTGTTGCTGGATCACTCGTTCACAAATCAAAGAACGGCAAGAAGAAAATCAAGGGCGACCCGTATGCCTCATTCATTGAGATCCCGATCTCTGAAGATGAAGAAATAACGCCACTGGTATTGCCGTCTGCTCCACCTGAAACGGCTGCAATCCTGTCCGTATTCGACCATGACTGGCAATCTTCTACTCTCCCGTACCCTCTTTCCTATGGTGGTACACAAGCTGCTGAGTCTGGTCGGGCGCTTGCAATAAGGATCGATAACACCAGGTCAGCATATTCCCCACGAACTTCCCTAGTTCAAGAGGCATATCAGTGGTTATGTGAAGAACTTCTTTCACAATTCGCTAATCCGGCTCGTAAAACCAAGAAAGTTCAGCTCCACGGAAGCGATCCAAAAACCGAGGAATACTTCGTCAACGAATGGAAGCCGTCAGATTTAAAACGGGACTGGATTGTCGAGGTCAAAGTAGAACCCCGACTACCTCGTGACCAGGAAACCGAAATCAATATGGCCCTTGCTGCTTCACGAGGCGATCAACAGAATCCGCCGATCCTGTCTATGAGGACTGTTCGCAAGGATATTATTCAAACTCCGAACCCTGATCTGGAAGATGACCGTGTTCTTGTCCAGCAAGGGAAGTTATTGCCTCCAATCCAAATGCGTTTGCAAGCTGACGCTATGCAACGTGCCGGAGACGAGGAAGGCGCTCAACTCGTACTTGAATATGCACAGGGATTAGAACTCTCTAATCGTGAAAATATAGCAGCGGCAGAGCAACAGGCTCCGCCGCCTGGACCTGAACAACCACAGGAAACCCCTGCTCCAACCGAGCAAGAAATGAATATACTAGAGCAAGTATTCCAGGTCCTTGAAGCTATTGGGGCAGAAGAACTTATGGAAGAACTGGCAGGGGCATTATCCGGTCAAGTAGAGCCTCGTCCTACTCTAATAGATGAAATTATCGAAATATTAGTGCAGAATGGTCAGCAAGAATTAGCTGAACAGTTTGTTGCACAACTACAAGGTGGCGGCGAAGCACCGCCAGTCCAATAGGAACTTATCATGGTACATATCGCCGACCACCCAGCTACTGGGACCCCCCTGTTTGATCCTGGTGCATTACGACGGGGCCCCAACCCAGATGCTGATACTTCGTTTGCAGATCTTAATCAAGCAGACCCCTCGTTATATGAAAGCATGTATTTGAAGTCGATTGGACTTGATGGAATAGGTCCACGATCTCGACACGATCAGTGGCGAGCAAATCGTTTCGGCGATGTCCAGGCTCAGTACGCGTTAGACCGAGCAGGGCTTTATGGGTTCGGGGCGAGAGAGGATGAAGGTCAAACCGTAACCGAAGGTCGAACCTTCCAAGAGTATCTTGATCTCATCAAAGGCGCGAGTAATCAGTACGGTGGTTATAACACGAACAAGAACATGTCACAGATTTCGGATCTTTCAGATGCGGGGGTGATGGACCTTCGGGAAAAAATTGGTTTCCAGGGCTTCAACGCCAACGACATTATGAATCAGGCTTTTCGGAACGCGACTACTGCCAGATTTGGTAATCGATACGGTGGCAATATCGCAGATCGGGCTCTTGGCCAGCGAGCCCAATTCGCCACTACGCAAGAAGGACAGGACGATCAGTCTTTTACAAGGCAGCTTTTAGACCAGTTGAAGCGACAATTCGGAATTGAAATAGCGCCAAGAGCAAATAAGCTTTCGGCTTTGAGAGGTCTAACCTCGGATATAGCGTAGGGAGTAATCATGCCAGGTCAAAGTTCATTTCTATCGGCGTTCTACGATGGAACGCCAACTGAACAGTTCTACGCCTCGATCCCGCAAACGGGCAACACGGCGATGAAAGAATACTTTCGCGGCCAAAGTAATCGTATTTATGGCGATTACACGGCAGCCTATGGTCGCGGGTTGCAAAGTGGGCAGGACATTGGGCTGTACCCAGATTACTTGAAGGACTTTCCCTGGCTCCAGAATTTCTATAACCAGTCGCCATCTGCACGCGGAGAAACACCAACCAGGTACGCACCACGCGTGCGTTATTCCGGGTAATGGGCGCATACGACACAATCGCAGAGTCGTTCAAAGAAGCACGAGTGTCTCTGAAAGAGAAGCGGATTCAGCAAGTAGCGCCTCCTCCTCCGCCTCCTCCTCCAGCGCCGGCTCCTCGAGCTCCGGTTGTGCCTCAAAGGCCGGCACCTGCTATTCCACCTTTGATCGCTGCGCCGTCTGTTGAGTCCGATCCTGCACAAGAGTTGCTAACAGCCTTGTCAGATTTGCAAGAACGAGGTCAGCGGTATGGAGTCGACACAACTCAGTTCGATCCCCGTCCTGGTTCAACGCCTTTCGAGTTCGCTGATGAGGTTCACAGCGTTTTCGACCAGATCGATTCCAAAGTCATGGCAGACCTTCAGGCTCGACAAGAATATGAAACTGACCAAGCCTCGGCATTCAGAAACAAATTCGATGCTGCCGTAGCGCCTCCTTCACCAATTCAAAATCCTAGTAATGGTGTGTTGCCAGGGGTGGCAGTACCAAGCGAAACTCCAGACTGGTTCAACCCGGATGCGACTCGTGGGATGTGGGCTGCCAATTCGATGCTAACGCTTCCACCAAAGGGTAGAGGCTATCTCGACGACGAAGGCAACGATATTGGACTCGAGCCATGGAGGGCTGCGATCCGTCCTGTTCTAAACGCCAATACGTTCGAGGAATTTGGACGAGGATTAGGGGATAAATATCCACTTCCTATAAGTGACAATCTTTCCGCCGCAGCCCAGTCAAATCCACTCATAAAGAACATTCTGAAACCAAGTCTAATTGGAGACATCGCCGGTCCCGTTTTACGAGGGGCAGCGCATACAACGTCGCCACTTGAAATTGCATTCACTATTGCTACTGCTGGCTATGGTTCAGTCGTTACGCAAGCTATTAGGCGTATGGGCATCCCCGTCATCAGTAAAATCGCCGGTGTTGCTGCGCCAATGCTCGAGAAGGGCAACTTTGCCCAACGTCTTGGTGTTGAGTGGGCTGCTGGTGGTGTTGCCCCAGAAGTCGGAGCAAGTGCAGCTATGGGCGCTTTCGAGGATGCCCCTGCGCCTGTTCAGATTGGTGCGGGATTAGCCGGTGGAGTTTTAGCTGCGGGAACTACGCTGGTTGCTCCAAGACTCGGTATAAAGGGATTGAAAGCATCCAAAGACCTTGTTACTGAGGGAATCCAGACTGCGCTCCGTTTAGGCGAGGATTCCGCAACCGCAGTAGGCAAGGCGAACACAGGAAACGTATTACTTCCTGCGAGCCCTGATCCGGTTGTGGCTGCTCGATCGGGCAGTCGAGATCCGAACGTCTTGATCGACAACATGCTCGAACCTATGCCCAGAGTAGTAAATGGAGAGTTCACTCCTAGAGGGCTCGATTTCGATACAGGACTTCCAAAGGATCTCGAAACAGTTCCAGCCAGGATCTTCGGCGATTTTGCGATCGTGAAGACTCCAGCCGGCGAATTCAAGGTTAGTCATATTCCAAGCGGCCAAGCGATTGGTCAGCCGCATCGACTTCTAAAGGATGCTAAGAAACAAGTTCAGTATTCGATCTCGATGTCAGATCCCGAAGTTCTGAAAATATCCGATCCGGACCAATTCCCGAGCGAAGCCACCTGGCGACTTCGCATGGCGTGGGATCGATCGATGGGACGAGACGTCACTCACGATACCTATGTTCTTGGATTCAAAGATCCTGTGGCTGAGTCGATCCTCCCAGAAGGCGGTATCCTCGGCGACGACTTCGGTAAAGCGCCAGAAGGCACAACCATCACCATCGATGGTGTCGAGACCAGGCTTGGACCGGACGGTAAGCCGATTGTGGAGACCACGGCACGAACAATCGACCCTCGTGAAGTCGAGGCCGATCGAATCATCGCCGAAGCTGATGCCGAGAAGGCTCACGCCGACCTGGTGAAAGACGACCCGGCTGTTATGGAAGCAGCGGCAAACTACCGAATCGCTCGTGACTACTCAGAGACGGCTTTGAAAGATCCAAAGACCACACCCGAAGATAATGCTGTGTGGCGTGACCATGAACTCGAGGCTTACCAGGCACTCAGGGCGGCAGAGGCCGCTGCTGTTGCGCCCGGAACAACGCCCAAGTTTGCATTTGAAGGTGAACCAGACTTAGTTCTGCAACATGGAACTGATGCTGAATTTACAGGAATTCCTAACGCTGGTAAAGACGGAAGGATTTACTTTTCCGACAGCACTATCGAAGGCAGAGGTGCTTCCTCATTCTATGGCGATACGGTAAAGAAATTCAACTTATCCGATGATGCCAGAATGATGGACAGGGATGAAGTTCTCACTAAAAAACAAGTGAAGAATATTATCGCTGGGGCTGAAGATGAAATTCGGAGACTCGGCTTACCAGAATCAGAGATAGCTAGGTATAAAGAATTAATAACTCTAACTGTTGATAAAAAAGGTCGTGCAACCGCAGGTGAAATTTCCGACAGGTTGGATAGTGTAGATCGAAGTATAAACCCTAAGATGGGAGAGCCGGGCTATGACTTCAGGGGAGGGCAGTCAAAGTCTAATATTGCCAATGCAGGGCTGTCACGAGAGTTTGATTTTATCGCTCCAAGCGGTAACAGACCTCACGAGTATTCCGTTCTAAATAAGGACGTAATTATTGACTCAGGTTTACGGCAGGATAACTTAGAACCAGTCGGGATACGCAAAGGACCTGACCCAGACTTTAATCAGTTCGGTGAGCCATATCCCACCACTCCAGCCACAGGCACGGCTGCTGCTAGGGGGGCTGGCATCCCTACTATCGATGAAATCGCCGCCGACTTAAGGAATCAAATAGCCGACCCTTTATCGCCGCAGAGTGAAAAAGGTTTAATGCTTTTCCCCGAAGACTCTCTAAGGATTAGAGCAGCTGCATTAAACCCAGAAGCTAATGCCCAAGACCTTGTTAAGTTCAATGATGAATTTGGGATTGATCCAGTTTCCTTTGAAATCCCAGAAGGCCATATGTGGAACAATGGCAGAATTCAGCGTTACAACTACCCTCCAGGAGTTAGACCAGGGTTTAAAGAAGATGTTGCGCCTGATTTTACAACTCGTCTTCGATCTGAGCTGGATCTTCCTCCAGTCAAACAGGCTGGGGGAGCCGTCACGACAGGCAACCTAACACTCGACGGCAATCGTGCCGAATTCGAGACCCGGTTCGCTGCGCTCAGCAAGCTAACAGACGATGCTGAAAAGACCCCAAATCGGCAGATGACCGAAGAAGAAGTTGCGCTATGGGACAACGGAAATAATTGGGAAGAATTCTCACGATCTCGCGGCTACACCGAGGCGGAGATTCAAGACCACCAGGCGTTTCTCGATGCCTACACCGAAGGTCGTCAACTTGGCTACTCGGATGATGAGTTATTTGACATAACCAGAGCCACCCAAAAGGATGGCGAACTCCCTGTTGCTGATGATTTGCCTACGTCCGGACAAGCTGCGTTTGACGAGGCTGGTGAGGTCGGAGTACGTGATGTCGGGCCTCGTGAAGACGACATAATCAATGACGACTCACGACGAGTTCAGGGCGGGTTCTTCGGTGAGGAAGACTTGAAGACTTCTGAACAAGCCGCAGAAATGCTTGAAGGCACGCCGTTTGAAAAAGTCTACGATGACACGCCAGTTAGTCAGGCAGAGCAGGAAGTCGACGGAATAATCAAAGAACTCGAGATTGTTCAATCTCGAGGTATGGCTGATGAGATCGTTCAAGGCCGTGTTGATCGCCACGACGCGCCTAAAGGCTTCTCGATGAGAGGTATTTCGGACGATGCGATCATCAAGTGGATGGAAGCAAACCGCCCGGAGCTCAACCCTTACGAGACCGGAGTTCTCCACAACATCGATTTTGAGCCTGATGAATACTCGGCGCTTCGGCAGATGAACCGCACCAACCCGAAAGGCAAGTCGAAGGCCGCTGACAAACGTGCGGCGAGGGAACTAGCGAAAGATCTCGACGAGGCCCGGTACAGGTTGGAGGAGGCCGAGTCAGCTGAATATTACGCAAAATTAGCAGCAAACGATCCGGACACGGACAACTTCGGCAAGGTCGACAACCTTTGGGATCAGCCAACCGTGGCTACCAAGTCCGGATACAACATTCACGAGGATTTGAAGAAAAGTAAGCCTCGGTACGGGTATCAGCAAAAGCACCCACCGCTTGATTTCCAAGACGACTTCGATCTGTTGCTTTACACCGCCACCCGGAAGACCCGAATGGGCAACCGGGCGGATAAATTTGGCCTAGAAATGGACGCTGAATTCGGCCCCGAATGGCGTCAAGCTAGTGGTCTGATTCGACAAGCTGGACGAGACCTCGAGGCGCGAATCAAAGAGCAAGTGAAGAATGCTCCGGACGACGGCGAAACGATCGTTGTTGAGGTTGATGGCGCTTACGACAGGTTGAAGGCTGCAACCGGGCAGACGTCGGAAGGTCGGCCAGCAAGAACAGCCAATTCCTCGACACCAGCGTCAGGGCTCGAGGACGCTCGCTACACGGTCGACAAAGAGACCGGCGAGATCATCGACATCATGCGCGGGCCGCTAACCGCCGAAGAAGTCTCACAGCTTCCGGAGTTCCTGCTTGCAAGGTTGAGGGCGTTAGGCATCAGCAGCCAGAACCCACGACCGGCAGCGAGCCAGATGAGTGCCGGTGGTCAAGGCGTCGTTCCTGATTCTGGCGTCCGCCCGGTTCAAGGCACTGGAGATCCGGTCGTAATGGGTCCACCGCTTGATGTTCCTGGTAGTGGTGGCGGAGTCCAGCAAGCGACTCAGGGCGGCGTCAGGCCACCTTTGAAGACTCATCCGACTGAATATGTTGCAGACGTGAACACTGTCAAGTCTGTCGAAGCTGCTAACGCCGCTTTGAAAGGTGAAATCATTGATTCAGCAGTCAAGGGATCTCCAGAGGATATGGGTGCTTCTGCTCAATTAGAGACTGGTAAGCTGGCTGACTTCCTTCGGTATATAGTTCCTAAAGACCACGCTGTCGATGAGAAGTTCTTGACAGCTGTTCAAGTCGGCGAAAACCTCAGAAACGTAAGTGCCCTACTCGCTCGATCATTAGATCCTGGTCGACTGTGGGACACGATTCAAAAGGGTCGTCACGGCGGCGTTATTTCAGAGTTCATTGGATGGCCAACTAGGCGGATACTTCGAGCAAAACTCGAAATGTCAGACAAGATGAAGTCTGACTTTGCTGCGCTTATGACTAAACACCGAGTTACTAAACCGAAACACATGGAGGCGGTTGGTGACGTCATCGAATATATCGGCACAAAGGACATCGAAGGAAAAGTATCGACCGAGGATTTGCTAAGTCGCAAGGTCATATTTAAACTCCTCAAGGAGTTTCCGTCCGACGAGCGCCGAAGAATCGTTGAACTCGCGCTTGAGACTCGTAACTTCTATGACAAAGTTCTTTATGCGATAAATTACGCTCGTATCAAGCGCGGCGACAAGCCGATTCCTAAACTGGATAACTACCGACCGTGGATCATCGCACAACGAGCATGGAAAGAACGAATCAAGGATGGCTGGAAGTCCAAAGGCGCAGGCGGTTACGAGGGCATGACCCCGAAGATGGCCGAAGAAGTCTTCGGTCGTCGATCATATCCAACCTTTATGGCCCCGCAAAGCGTTATGAACGATCGCGCAATGCAACGTACTTACGGTCTAAAAGACGTCGGCAAAGAACGAGATATTGCCAAGCTAACGTATAGCTACATCGACTCTGCACTGGATGATATTTACAACAACACAATCATCGCCAACGTCACGCGGCACACGAAGGTCTTGCGTGAGAATGACCTCATCAAATCGGCGGATGCACTTGATACCTGGGCGCAGGAAACCTACGCCGGAGTACCAACTCCGTTCACCAGGTTCATGCGTGATTCTTTACCGTATGTACCTGTCGATCATCTGATGTGGGTACGTCGACAACTGACTCGAGCTGTATTCCCGTTGAACTGGAGTTGGAATATCGCTGTCCAAACATCATCTGTTGGGCTTACATACACGCGCTACGGCGGAATGAACACGATGAAGGCCCTCAATATCGCGTACGACACCACGACTAACGACTGGATCAAAAAACACGCCTACTCAGCCATTATGAAAAAACGTAATGGAGGAAAAGTTGTCTACCAGGACCTCGGCAACGCTCTTGAAAAACATGCAACTCTTGAAAAGTCCAAATTCGAGAAATTTGAAGATATTGGAAACTTCCTCTCATCGACCATCGAAGAACGTCTTACGGCGCATGGTATAGCAGCTGCAAAACTCAAAGGAGAGCAACTAGGACTCACTGGCCGGTCGCTAATCGAATTCGCATCAGAAGGTGGAGCTCGAACTCAGTCGATGTACAACAGGGAAGATACGGTTGGTTGGCTCCGATCCCCCGAAATTGGAATCATTGCACCATTTCAGACGTTTGCGTTTGAAATGCTCAACACTCTAAGAGAACTCAACATCCCGATACTTCGTGGCGTCGAGATCCCTGGCATAGTTCCGTATCTAGGAAATAAGAACATTGGGATTGGTCAAGCGGGAGCATACGAAACGCTTAGCGCAAAGAGAATTACTCTTGGTAAACAAGGGACAAAGGACGGCAAGCCTGTTTACGGACTTTCGGATGCAACAGCCGAGCATCGTGTAAAGAACGTCCTTCGCTTGGTGGCCGCAATGTACGTTACCAATCTTGTCCAAGACAAACTTATGGACCGTAAGCCGTGGAACCTCGGATCATTCATTCCTATGTATAACCTCATCGTAGCTGGTGCTGCTGGATCAGGACCGATGAACCAGCCCTTGTATCAGAAATACTCTGGCGACTTCTTCGATGCTGTCGGTGAGTACGTTGAAATAGGCCGATGGCAGCCGATGAGGGATTTCGGTCTTCGTTACTACACTTTCGGAGGCGGACAAATTGCTCGTACATGGGGTGGCATTGAAGCCGTTGCAGAGGGTGGAGTCAGAAACCGTTCAGGTATGAAGAAATTTGAGTTGACTCCAGCCGACCAACTTGCAGCGTACACGGGCGGTGTCTATGCGACACAGCCAGGCAAGGACTACTTAGATGCCCGTGTCGACCGAACAGCAGTCGAGGAGTTTGTTGGTTTCGACTTGCCCGTAATCGGAGGCTACTCAAACGGCATTAAAAAAGAGTACAGAGAGAAATTCGAGGAATATTACGACATCGATAAGGATATTAAAGGATCAAAGGGTCGAATCGCATGGCGCAATAAGAACTGGGAAGTCGATGCGAATATGTTCACGGTCGGTATAGTCCGGTCGATACAATCGCCTCGAGCGAGAACACTCGCACAAGAACTCTTTGAAAAACACGAGATTATTGATTCAGAGACCGACCCGGAAGATCTCGAAGTTTACCGTCGCCACTTGGGAACCTCATTTGTAAGAAAGATGCTTGAAGGACTCGAACATACTCCTGGTTTGGAAAAACTTCCGCCGCTCAAAAAGCTACCGGATTCAAGCAGTAACGAAGGTTCTAGCGTTCCGGGACTTGAGAAGTTATCATCTAGTCCGACCGATCAATGGAACAAGGTTAGCAATGTCCTTAACATTAAAGATCTCGTTGCTCTTAAAAAGATTTGGAGTAATGAAACTATTTCCCGACAAGAGACCGAGTCGCTGAAAATTGCTTTTGAGAAGGAACCTATGGGTCAAACCAACTTTAGAAAGTGGTCTCGACAGACCCTTCGCCAAATCCAAACAAACGCAGCAAACGTGCGTACTCAACCAGAATTTGCTAACGTATAGATACCTGGAGTTATTTATTTGACGACCGAACAGACCTCACAAGACCAAAACCTTTTGACTGCTGCTGAACAATCCGCTGCTACTGGACAGGCTGACAACAAGCAACCTGCCGGCTCGCAAGGTAATTCTGCTGCCTCGGAGAATTCTGGGAATAGTGGAGCTAATGGAAATGGCGGCCCGGATACGCTGAGAAGCGAACTCGACGCCGCAAACAGTACGATCGCTGCGCTGCGAGACCAGGCTTCACAGTCTAATCTCCAAGCACAAATCGATCGTGTTGAAGCAGCAAACCAAGCTGAGTTAGCAGCAGATCAGCAATCTATCGAAGATGGCAACCTGACCGCCGCTGACGCCACACAAAAGGCTCTAAACCGACAACAGAACGCCCAGAAAGCAGTCGAAGATATTGCTCGAAATGCCCGAGGCTATCAGCAAGAGGTCGATTCAGGCCTTATTGCTCGTCTCGGAGTTGCCCAAGAAATTGCAGCACAGTATGACGGGGTTGACGCAAATGTCCTCAATTTGGACAAAACGCTGACTAACCCGGAAATGATGCAGATCAAGGCACGAGAAATTCAACTCGACCAGCGTGAGGCAAATGCCGTAGGTACTGAAAACTTTGATGCTGGCCAGCGTGGATCTGCTTCTATTGAAGTAAACGATATGAGTCCAATCGAGAAAATCTCGGCAGGGCTCTCTAAGCAACGGTAATCCTATAAGGGTTGCCAATAGAGGTTCAAATGGCACTTACACTTGTTGAAGCCAGTAAATACTCGAATGATGTCCTTCAAAGAGGCATAATCGAGTTGATAGTAAAAGATGATCCAATTCTGGATCGCCTTCCATTCAAGGACATTGTAGGAAACGGTCTGACGTATGACGTCGAGACAACTATGTCCGGTGCAGATTTCTACTCAGTCGGCGACACATGGGTCGAGTCGACTGGTACTGTCACGCAGCACACCGCTCACACCAAAATTCTTGGTGGCGATGCTGACGTAGATAACTACCTCAAAGCTACAAGGTCCAATGTCCAGGATCTTATGGCCGAGCAGATCGAAGCAAAGACAAAGGCGATTCGACACGCCTACATGAACACGTTCTTCTACGGATACGCCGCAACGGAAACCAAGCGGTTCGATGGTGTCCATCAGCTGCTAACCTCCGAGTCCTACAACACAATCGCTGTTGGCGGAAGCGGTTCTCCTGCTGTTCTCAGTATGGAAAAGGTTGAAGAACTGATCGACCTCATCACAGACGGCAAGCCCGACATGCTTGTTATGACGAAGCAGATGCGCCGCTCGATCAACGTCTACTTGAAGTCCGTTGGCGGTCTCACGTATGACGAGTCTGCTAATAAGCGGGTTCAGACAATCCTCGAAGTTCCAGTCCACGTTTCCGACTTCCTCTCGAACGACGAAGCCTGTGACAAAGACTACGGGAATGGCTACGGCCACCAGCCGACAGATGGAACGGCACTTGGCGATGACGATAACTCGACATCGATCTTTGCTCTCCAGTTTGGTGCAAAAGCACTCTCCGGTGTGCAGTCGATGGGCATCACGACCGAGAAGTTTGCCAAACTTGAAAACAAGGACGGCGCTCGAACTCGTATCAAGTGGTATCCAGGACTGATGATGCAGTCAATCATCAGCTGCTCGAAGCTGACTGGTCTCCAGCCAGCAGGAACAGTAACCGCCTAACCAGGTACTCGCATCCCTGTGTGCGTAATCGCAGGGAGGACGTCAACAGCCTCAATCCTTCAAAATGGGGCGAAAATTCAAATAAGGAAATAAGTCCGTGGCATTCACATACACAGACAAAAACCAGAAGCGAACTGTTCGTACTGGTAAGACCTATAAGGCAACCGTAAATGCGGCTGTTGTTGTTGGAGATTTGCTCGCACCAGCGAACGCAGATAACTCCAGCACATTCAAGCTGGCTGACGACTCTACTCGAGTAAAAGCAACAACAGTTGCAATTGAATCCTCAACGGCAGCAGGAGAAGAAATCTCCGTTGCTGATTGGGCCGAGTTCGCAACTGAAGACACTATTGGCACTGGTGGCGTTGTCACTCAGGTCTACTTCGCAGCGTCAAGCGACTTCCTCGGTGCGGCGTTGTACTTGGGTGAGAGCGGTAAGCCGTCCTCTGCGATCGGTACGTCCGGTCAACAGATCGGCATCCTAACCGCTCGAAAGCGCATCTTGGTCAATCCTGGGGTTTACGGAAACTCTCAGGAATTGAGCAACATTATTGCCGATCCTGGTGCTTCGGGCGCAATCCCGGTCATCAAGTCCGGTTCGGTGTCGATCGTTTCGGCAGGTGCAGAGACTCGAACCGTGGCAGACCCCTCGTTTGTCGGACAGACGCTTAACATTGGCTTGAAAACCGATGGTGGTGCTGTAACTCTGACAGCCGCTTCTCCTGTAAACCAGACAGGAAACAACACCCTCATCTTTGCAGATGTGGGGGACCACCTCTTGCTTATGGCATCGGAAGATGGAGCTGACATCGAATGGCGAATCGTCGCTAACGATGGCGCTGCCCTTTCAACGGTCTAAGCTAGGAACTGACGCTCTGATTGGGGGCCGGTCATTTTGGCCGGCCCTCGTTTTAAAAGCCTGGAGGCAGTATGGATACGATGAAATGGTCCGAGTTCAAACAAAAGAATTTGGAAGACATGAAGCAAATGAAGAACGTAATCGTTACCGGCGATGGTGATGAGATCTTCATTGCAGTTATTGGCTCTCAACATTTGATGCGTAACGAAATCGTTGCCAGGTGTGAGCAAATCGACAAGGGACGGGTTGCTTTGTCGTGGGATTAGACTCAAAGTTTGAAATGCAACCTACAATCGAAGCCGTACTTCGCGACAAAGATGGAAATATCAAACAGGTTTGGGCAGAAGCGGAACCAGGAGAGACTCTTGAACAGGCTCAATTACGAGTCATATCCGCAAATCAGTTACCAGACCAGGAAGAAAAATAATGGCTGTATACGCATGTAACGCAGGGTTTACAGAACTTGCAAAACTAGGTGCTGGTGAAACTGCCTCTGCGTGGACTCACATTGCCCTGGCAACCAATAAAGGACGAACTGCAAGTGCTACTACACTTGATGCTGAAACAGTTGCCTCTGGTCTCGCTCGTGCTGCTGCGACTATGTCGACTGTAACTACAACAGTTACCGATGACACGATTCAGGCATATAAAGTATTCACAGCAGGTGCTACTGTCCTTGTTAAAGAGGCTGGAGTGTTCAATGCGTCAAGCGGCGGCGACATGCTAATGGTTGGGGCTCTTGCACCGGAGGCATCAATGGTTTCCGGTGACACTCTAACAATCACCATGAAGTGCAAGATCCAAGCTGCTACATAATAGGAGCTCGATATGGCAACTACATTTCAGCAGGTCGCTAATAATGCGATAGGCACTCTTGACACGACTATAAGTGCCTCGGATACGAGCGTTGTTCTTGGGTCAGGCGAAGGCGCTTTATTCCCGTCTTCTGGATCATTCCACATATCGATCGGTACAGAAATTCTTATCTGTACTTCCAGGTCAAGCGACACACTGACTGTTAGTAGGGCCGCAGAGTCGACTACTGCCGCAATTCATACAGCTGGCGCTATCGTTGCCCTCAATATCATCAGCAAGCACATCTCAGACCTCAACACAGCCGTCAACGCTGTCGAGACTATACTTGCGACCTCTGGCGGTCTACGAGGCAATCTAAGCGATGAAACAGGATCAGGTGGAGCGGTTTTCGCTACTGACCCTGTTCTAGTAGCCCCCCGTTTAGGCACACCCCACTCAGGTGTAATGACTAATGTGACAGGGACAGCATCAGGACTGACCGCAGGTACGGCGACAGTAGCTACAACAGTCACGATCACTGACAACGAAAGTACAACCGAAGCCAACCCTATTATCTTTGCGGCTGGTGCGGCTGGTGCGGGTAACATCGCGCTGGAATCCGATGGGACGCTAACCTACAACCCTGGTACGGGTGCGATAACGGCAGCAGGATTCGTCGGTGCGCTAACAGGCAACGTCACAGGTAACGCCAGCGGTACAGCCGCTACCGTTACAGCAGGCACACAGGCCTCTATAACAACCCTTACTAACGTGGTTACGGTTGGCGAACTGGTCAATGGCTCTATCGCCTCTGGCTTCGGCACGATCAACAACGGCGCAAACACGATCACCACTACGGGACTCGTTACTGCTGGCGCGCTTACCGTTAATGGCACGACTACCCTCAACGGGGCTTTGGTTCTAGGTGATGCCGCTGGTGACACCTTAGACATCACGGCTTCCGCTACTGTAAGCACAGACTTCAAATTTGCCGACAATGTAGATATTGCTCTTGGCACTAATGCGGACATTCTTATACGTCACAGCGATGCAGTCTCGGCAAATGCCGAAATTACTGACATTATCATTGGCACGTCTGTTCACCCCGGCGTTGCTGCCAACTCGCTACTCGTGTCGAACATCACCCAAAATGGCGACATGATGTTTGCAACCAACCGTGGTGGTAACACTGAAGCACACATGCTGTTCGATGCTGATGCTGGTGACACCTTCCTCTATGCCCGTGGCGTACAGGCTGTGAAAATCACTGGTGGTGGAGCAATCGTTGTCACGCCATCAATTACCGCAAATGGTGGAGTGGTAGGCGATCTCACAGGCGATGTAACAGGCAACGCTGACACCGTAACGACTAACGCAAACCTGACTGGGGATGTAACGTCTAACGGAAACGCAACAACAATAGCTGGCTTAGCGTATTCAAAGTTAGCCGCCCTTGCATCTGGAAACATCTTAGTAGGTAACGGTTCAAACGTAGCGGTTTCTGTAAACCCATCAGGCGATGTGGATGTGACTAACGCCGGTGTGTTCAGTATCTCATCAGGGTCAATCATAGATGATGATGTGAAGTCTGATGCAGCAATAGCTATATCTAAACTAGCTACGATCACTTTAGCAACCAATACCACTGGCGATTATGTTCAGAACATTACCGGGGGAGTTGGGATTGACTCAAACGGGGCAACAAGCGGAGAGAATATCGCACATTCACTCACGCTAGACCTTTCGGAACTTGCAGATACAGCGATTGCTAACGGTGACTACATAGTATTTACAGACACTACTGATAGTAATGCGTCCGTTAAAGGCGACTTAGCTGACGTAGCAACTCTGTTTGCTGGCACAAGCCTGACCGCCTCTAGTTCTGTCATAAGCGTTGACGATGACTTTCTGAAGAACGATGCTAACGACACGACATTAGGAACAATTACTGCTGCTGGATTTACCGCTTCAGATGACACAGATGTAATCTTAGGTGAGGCAGGAAAAGTAAACTTTGCCGATGTTGCCCCTGATGATGGAGAGGCTACGGGGGTAGTTCTTTCCTTTATTGCCGATGTAACTTTAGCAGTAGGGGATCTTGTTTATATCGTTGCCGATGGAAGTGATGGAAAAGTAGGCAAGGCAGATTCTAGTGCTGCTGGAACAATGCCAGCAATAGGAGTAGCTGTTACTGGCGTAAGTGCAGATGCAGCAGTAGAAGTATTAGTGCAAGGATTACTGCGCCGAAACTCTGCCTATGGCTTTACTATTGGGCAGGACTTATTTGTAAGCGAGACTGCTGCGGCTGTTACGGCAACTGCCCCCACAACTAGCGGTGCTACGGTACAAAAGGTAGGCGTGGCCCTTCACGCTGATATTGCCTACTACAACTTCAACACGACTGAGGTTCTGCTTGCCTGATATATCCAAGATCAACAACGTAGCCGTAGCCGACATCTCCAAGCTAGATTCGATCACCTTTGCTCATGGGCAGAAGGTCAACAATCAGGATGTCAGCCTTGTAACCGACGCTCACACGCTGCTCGCTACGCGTGATATAGCTGTTCTTGGCGCAAGTTCTAGCATTACTATCACTTCGGGTATTGATGACACCTACGATGTTTACGAGTTTCACTTCACGAACATGCACCCTGCGAATAATGGTGTTGAGTTCGGCTTTCAGGTAAACGCTTCTGATGATGAGGGTGGCGGTTTCGATACGTCGCCAATTACATCGAACGTTGCCAGAATGTATACCGACTACGACAATAGTTCTAAAAGTCTTGCATACCGAACAGGAACCGACCAAGCGCAAGGAGCGGCGTATCAAAAGATGACTGAGTATACGTCCAATGAGAACGATAGCGGTGTGGCTGGGGTTCTTACTTTATATGCACCTTCAAGCACAACCTACATGAAGCACTTTATGCTTACGACAACTGACATGTATCACGACACTTCGTTATCAACATTTTACATTGGCGGTTACATCAATACTGGTGACCCTGCCGACCAGCCAGCAATAACCGAAATAAGTTTCAAGTTCTCGGCAGGAAACATCAACGCAGGAGTTATCAAGATGTACGGGGTGGCTAAGTCCTAATGGCACTAACACTAATCGGCACACCGCTAGTTCTGACCACTGATGATACAGCCCTGTGTGAGTATGACATCACATCAGGTATCGACGATACGTATGACTCGTATGAGTTCCACTTCGTGAATATGCACCCTGAAGAAAGCAATGTAAATTTCTGCTTTCAAGTGAACGCTTCTAATGACACAGGAGGCGGTTTCGATACAAGCTTGATTGCTTCGGGAGCGTTTCGTGCCTACCACAAAGAGGACGGGTCGGGCGGCACTCTTGCCTACGATACTGGTTCGGATAACGCTCGCACAGATGGGTTTCAACGAATCCTGTCAACCGGAACAGGGATTGAGGACTGGGAGTCTGTATCTGGAGTCATGACGCTTTACGAACCATCATCGACAGTTTACGTCAAGAATTTTACGGCTGTTGGAAACGGAGCAGACCACGGCGATTACACGGTTAATTCTTTCATGTCTGGTTTTATTGACCAAACTCTTGCAATACCCGAAATCAGATTCAAGTTCGACAGTGGCGACATCCACGCTGGCACTATCAAGATGTTTGGAGTTAGCTAATGGCACTTATATACATCTCAACAGGGACGGCAGGGGCTACCATTAGCTTCACAGGGATTGATGACACGTACAACGAGTACCAGTTTCACTTAATAAATATCCACGGGGCAACTGACGATAAGAGTCTTGGCTTTCAAGTGGATACTGGAAGTGATACTGACTACGACCAACCTATGACCACTACCTTCTTTCAAGCGTTCCACAATGAAGATGCTTCTGGCGGGGGAATGGCTTACTCCACTGGTAACGACCAAGCAACAAGCGGTGATGGCAACGGTGTCTTTTCAAAAATTCTGAAAGATCAAGGTGCTGCTGATACCGACCAATCTGGGTCTGGTATTTTGAAGCTGTATGCTCCAGCAAGCACAACTTATGTAAAGCATTTCACAACTGACGCTCAAATGAGTCAATCATCTGAATACTCACAACGAGTATTCACTGCTGGTTACATCAACATCACCGCAGCCATAACAAGCATTCAGTTTAAGTTTGACAGCGGCAACATCGACGCAGGTGAAATACACATGTACGGAGTAGGATAACTTATGGCAACACTAGCCCAATGGAAAACACAACTAAAGGCATCGCACAGCAGCCTGACCAAGAATGTCGATGGTGTATCAAGCACCCTCTCGACCGCTGAGTACAACAAGACGATTGACGAGTGGGCGCAAGTATCGTTCGACAAAGAAGTTTCGGACAACATCAGAGACAACGGTGGCAAGTCTG